TTTTGTTTTGGTGTATCTACTTTAACTTCTTCTTTTGGTGTTTCAGTTGCTTGTACTTCTGGTGCAACATTTGTTTGTTCTTCGGACATTTGTTCTCCTATAGTTATATTATTAGTTCGCCTTGTTTGTCATACCAATCAGGATTGACGTAAGACCATTGATGCCGACAATTATAACCACCACGAACAACTAAAGGATTTCCAGATTTTTTACCTTTCCAACTTCTACTTGTCCAAAGTGAATTGACTTCATCAATTGTGAAAAGTCCACTTTTCCTCTTATCATATACCCCATTAATTATATTTCTGCAATGATCTCTAGTGGTAGGTATTACATCTCCATAATATTTAACAAAAGTTAAACCAGCGTCTTTTGATTTATTAAAGTTTAAGGTTGCATCAAAATCTCTAAGTGAATCGTTTAGTATTTGACCAGCATATCTTTTCATATTTTCTCCAGCACGATCTCTTGCAAACTTAGATTGTAGAGTTTGTATAGACTTATCAACTAGTGCTTGTTTAGACTCATCAAACTTATTCTCGTTTATATAATTAATTAATCTTTGTATTTCTGGGTCATCTGAACTAGCATAGATGCCATTTATTGTTTGTCTAAGTTCTTTTTCTAATACTGCAAACTCGCTACCAACTAATGTATTTTGATAAACCTTTTCTGATAATCGCCTTGTGAATGTATTTGATACATCTTTGAATTGTGTAAAATATTGTTGTTTTAAATTTTGTACTAATGCTAGATCGCCTTTAGTTAGTTCAGAAAACTTTGCTAAATCCTCTGCTGATAATTTATTTTTAATTCTGGCTTTCTCCAATACTGCTTTAAAACCTTTTTCTATTCGTTTAGCTTGTTTATTAAAACCCTCTCTAACAACTGTATCTGACCATTTAAGATATTCTTTTTCTAAGATAGCTTTTATCTGTGGTCTTATTGCTATAGCTGATTGTAGTTCTATTAACTTACCATCTGTTAAAGGTAATTTACTAACAGAAGAAATTACTTCTCGTTCTATTCTGTCTAATGTTGCAATAAGTGATTTATAATATTCAGCTTCTGCAAGTTCTATTTGCTTGATTCGATAAAGGGTTGCGTCTTTGACTATATCTGCCATTTGTTCTAATTATGTTCTATTTTGTTGTTCAAAAGTCTAGTGTTTATTGGACAATATATTATTTGACCTTTATATCAATATTTTATAAATTTTATATATAAAAACTAATGGAAAGAGAGAGCCAATGTTAAAACAAAACTACCCTAACGGATACCACATTTCAAAAGGTGCTGATGATATTTATTGGATTTTAAATGAGGGAGAAGATTATAAAGGTAAATTATCAACTGATCTAAATAAAGCTAAAGCTAAAGCTGAAGAAAAAATAGGTTATGTTCCTGATGTTGTAATCTGGCATAGAAAAAGTTGGGAAAAATTTACTTATATTGCACCACCAAAACAACATGATTCTCATATTAATATTTATAATAATCATTTAGAAAAAATTAAATTAGATATATTAAAAAAACAATATGCTAAATATATTCACATTGGAACTATTGGAGAAAAAGTTAATTTACAATTAACAGTTTCAGAAATATTTACATATTATGCTAAAACAGAAAGATGGGATATATTAACTTATTGTCATAAATTTATAGATCAAAATGGTAATCATTTAATATATTTTGGTAATTCAAAACAATTTGTTTCTGATGATAATTCTAATTTTAAAGTAGGAGATAAAATTACAGTTAAAGCTACAATTAAAGACCATAGCCAAGAAAGAGATAATAAATATATTCCTTTAACAGTTTTACAAAGACCTAGTGTGGTTAAATAGTTTCTGCTTCTACTTCTTGATCTTCTTGTGCTGGTTCGTCTTGTGTGAACTGACCTACTTCTGATGCTTGGTCTATCTCATCAAATATATCATTTAGTTTAGCATCATCATCAACAACTGCTCTAGCAATTTCTTTATCAACTTCTTTAGCAAAAGTTGGAGAGCCAATGTTTAATGCTTTAGCTTGTTGGAAGTACACTAGATCACTTGCGTAATCTCTAATGTTAAATGAATCTGGATAATTTATTTCTCCATCAAATGTAGCATCTTGGAACATAGCATATAATCTAAATAGTTGTTCTTCTGCTATTTGTAAGTTGTCAGCTTTCTCAGATAGTCTAGCATTTAATAATTCAAATTCTGTTTGTAGTGCAACACCAGATGTTATTCCTGTCTTTTGAGTTCTTACTGCTCCTGTGTGTGCAATTCTATTTATTGAATCTACTTTGTTATTTATAGAATCCATGATTGCTTGTAAGTTTTGGCCAGATGGTTGAAGTAAATATGGTTTTAAGTTTGGCTCTAACTCATCAGGCATTTCTATAACTGCACCAGCACCAGCACTTGCATTTACACTTGGAGTTTTAACAAGGCTTGGGTGGTTAGTTAATCTGATTAGTTGTTCCATTTCAGAGTATTCATTGTAGATAGATTTTTGTAGATCAGCAATATCAGTTAAATCTGATTGACCAATTCCTCTTTTGTGAGATTTAGAATTGTATAAAATAACTGCTGGTATTTTGCCAATCATATTTGGTACAGTATCTATCAATCTAGGCTCTGATCTTTCTTCCATGTAAATAGTATCTATTCGATCTGGATACCAAATTCTCATGTAAGTTCCCCCGTTCTTATCTACTTCTTCTCTAACTTTTAAATAGTTAAGTTCGTACTTACCATTAACTTGTCTTTCAAAGTTCCAATCTAAAACATTCTCTGGAGTAACGATTGATAAGTATGGTCTAATATCTTGATCTAATTCTTCGGCTCTAGTGTTTGTAGTTACATTAGGTTTATCTAACATTAAAAAACAATGACCATAAATAGAAGCATAGTTTTGTGCTTGTTTAATTACAGAGTTTAAATTGTTACCCTCAAGATCAGAGTCTTTTAAAAATGATTCTAAACTAGGTTCATCTTGCATAGAACCAAAATCTCTACTTGGTCTTACTCTAAAAAGAAAAGATGAATAAATTTGAATAATATTTTTACAATGATTATCGCATGGAGTGTTAGCAAGTCTTTGATTAAACTCGTTATCTAATTCTAAATTATATCTGTTTAGGTATTGGCCAATCATATAGTCATAGCCACCATTGTATGATCTAATATAATACTCCCAATTATTAATTGTTTCAGAGTAGTCTTTGTGGGTGTCTAATGCTTGATCTCTAGTGTATGCCATAAATTACTTCATTGTCCATCTTGTTGGAGCATTAAATCTTGCCTGAGTAGTTAATGGTTTTAAATAATCAATCATATAACCTAATGCGTCATTCATATGATCTGTACCATCTTCCTTATCAGGAATATTTGTATTCTCCTTGTAAGTTTGTCTAGTTAATCCTTTTATCAGCACTTTTAAATTATTACAAATAAAAATATGACGATAACCATTTGAATCTTTAAGCCTACTATTCACAGCATTGACTCGATCTCTTATTGCTGGGTGTTTATGTTTAACTTTAACTTTAAAACCAGCATTTTGTAATATACTTAAATCAGTTCTCCCACCAGCAGATGTTTTTCTTTGTCTTGATGCTGGGTCAGGATAAGCAATTATTTGTGCTTTACTTCCATATCTATCTCTTATCTCTTGTACTAATTCATCAGTATTGCTTCCATAAATTACAATCTCATCAATAAAATATACCTTTTCTTTTTCTATTTGAGCAACACAACAACTCATTGGGTCTATATTAAAATCAATGCCTAAGTGCAAAGGTTTAGACCAATCAATTTCTCTTGGCTTAACAACATTATCTACAGGGTGGAAATTATAATAAACTGCACCAGCATAGTTCTCAAATGTACCCTCAAACTCTTGTCTAAAAGTCCTAATATCTATATCCTGTTTAGCTTGTTCTATTTCTTCTGGTGTAACCATACCACCTTGAATAGTAGTAAATTGAAAAGACTCCCAATCATGGTCTTGCTTTCCTTTAAGGTAAAGTTCATAACTCCAGTTACCATAACCTTTTGGTGTACCACAAAATAAAACATGACCACTAGATTTATCTCTTGAATGAGTATCTGAAACTGATGCTCTCAATACTTCATACCAAGTTCGTTTATCTATGTCAGCGAATTCGTCTAAAATTAAAAAGTCTATTCCACTGCCACGAAGTGCATCATAATTGTCAGCCCCCTTTAACGAGATTGTACTATTGGATTGTCTTATCGTAATAGTCATTGTTGTTTCATTTATATCCTCAATCCAATTAAACTGATTAAGCATTTCTTTAAGAGTACCCCATACTATCTCTTTGGCCATTTTGAATGTAGGTGCTACATACCAGATTCTTCTATTTGGCTGACACGCATACTTCATCATCTCAGTTACAGCTAAATAAGTTTTACCAAATCTACGACCTGATATTAAAACTCTAAACCTTGATTTGCTTGATGATACTTTAAGCTGGGGTTTTGTCAGGGATATTTTCATTACAAAAGTAAGATATATATAATTTTTCCTTGTTAAATCTTTCTGAATAATTTTCTGTAGTTATTATAGTAATCTCAGCCCCACCCTTAACACATTCTGTCCATGTTTGAAAATCTTTTTGAACTACTATAGGATTCTGACAATACCCTGTAATTGCAGAGCATAGAGAGAATACCAAAATAAATTTCATTGTTTAGACACTATCTTTTTAATAGACTTACTGCCATCAATATTTTCTTCTAATTCAGCTTGTACTTTGCCACACTTATATTCGATATTACTGTTAGCATTTCTTTCAGCTTCTCTTTTGCCTTTTAAACAATCTGACATTTTATCTTGGATTCTATGTTCTTTCAGTTCTCCAGCCACAAACATACACAAAGCAACGACACTACTAATGATTGTTTCCATTTTGTCTTACCTTATCCTTTAGTTCTTCAATATCTTCTAATGCTTTTTCTAGCTGTGCCTCTATGTGATCTAACATAACTTGAGTATGAATATTTTTATCTAAAAGTTCTTGGTGCTTTTCTACTGTTTCGTATAAATCTTCTAATAAAAGATATTGCTCTTTATCAGTTGTAGTTTGTTCGGACTTTTTAAGTAGATCAGAGTTCATTAATTCTCTTGATGTTTCTAAACTTGTTAATCTTGCAGTAACTTCCGTATAGGCAAAGATACCCATAGCAACTCCTACAATTATTCCGACCATGTTTTTGATTGGCATAGCAACAGATGTGTTCTCAGATATTTTCATAGTGGTTTCATACAAAATGCTAAAAATACAAATCCTAAAATTAATATTCCTGTAAAGTAATAGTTCATAATCCTACCCATATTATTTAGCTACTTTGCCTTTGTTAATACCTTTTTTAATTACATATTCTCTAGTGCCATTAGCATTAGCCTCTACTTCTTTTTTTAAATATCTAAATAAGTTCATTTCTTTTAATTTTTTTTCTGCGTGTTTTTTAAAAGACTCTAAAACTTTAATATCTCTCATTTGCTACCACCAATATATCCACCTATAACACCTATCAATCCTGTTACTGACATTTTCATAAGTGTAATTACAGATTC